AACTAGTAGCCACCAACTACCTCAATCCAACGACAACGTCAAAGAAGTCACCTGAAACGTATCACCCGCAACAACCGAAGCAGACGCAGCCAAAGCACCAGACCACAAACAATTACCAGACGACGCAGCATCCCACAACGACCAATACGAATACGTCTCAGTCGCAGCAACATCCGTCCACTCAACAATCGCAGACGACACCATCGACCCACCAGAAGCAGCCGAAAACGACACAGACTGCCGATCAGTCTCAGACGCAGCATTCGCCGTCCCAGCCTCACCAGGATCACCCGTATGCAACTGCAAATACGCGTTAGCTACAGAAAACGAAGTGCCACGCAACGTATCCAACAACTTGTCCTCAGCATAATTCGAAATGCTCATCATCAACTCCAAGAATAGAAACCGGTAACGTCATTGTAGCACCCTTGAAACGGCGAAAGCCCGCCGCCACCGAAGCGACGACGGGCCACACCGAACTAAAACAGATCAGGCATTCGCACCAATCGAAGACGACGACTCGATCCGGCGAAGCGAAGCCTCACGGAACCGGCCATATCCGCCCAACCAGTACCAACCGACCGGCTGGAACCGCTCAAGGGTGTCAACCACGGGGCCACGCACAATCTGCGGAAGCGGACCGTTGCCATCAACAACCGAATGAGCCTTAGCGAGAGCCTGACGGCCCATCACCAACGTCGCATACACATCGATGTCACCGGCAGAACCAGAACCATCAGAAGCGTCAACGAACAGCGGCGCACGGGGAGTCTCAATGAAACGGACACCTTCGAACGCACCGATCTCACCGTTGTAAATCATTTCGGTGTCAACATAGACATGCGGATCACGCCACGCTGCCGCACCAGTCTCCGACCGAAGATCGTATGACACGTCAGGATGAATGAAACCCATGTACAGGCCGTTGAACGTCGGGACGTTATCGCCACGCAAAGCAGCAGTCACCTTACGAATGTCATTCGCCTCAATCTCGTCCTCCACGGCAACCGTGGTACGGCTCGACGGAGTAGAAGCACCGCCACCACCATAAACGACGTTCGAACCGGCAGCGAGAACATTCGACACAATAGTGTCAAGCGAAATACCGGCGTTGTAACCAACGACGTTCGCAGCAACCGTGTCAACATCAAGGAACGAAGTGCCACGCAGCTTGGCGGTGGTGAGAACGGCGTTACCGTACTCAGCGAGGGTCACGGTGACCTGCGAGTCGCTCATAGCGACAGGCGTGACATCCGAAGCCTCAGTCAGCGTCGAAGTTGCAGCAGCAAGATCATTGAAAATTGTGAAAGCGACCGACGAACCGGGCATCGCCTGCTGGGTCGGCATCACATCAGCGACACCGTCAAACAGAAGCTCGGAACGAAGAGCAAAATATGCCAGCCGGTCAAACGCCGCCTGGTCAACGGAAAGGGATGAAGTCTGGGTATAAGCCATGAGGGGTTACTCCTGTGGAGACGTGCCCTCTGCGGTTCAGAGGGCGTTGGATTGTGCTTTTGCTTGGGCCAACAATTGTTCAACTTCTGCCGGTGACTTTGCCTGGTTGATCCGATCCAAGAAATCGACGGGTGGTTCCCCGCTTGAACCGGCAGCAATTTCGTTGGAACGCTGCCATGTTCCTGCTTCTTGACGGACCTGTTCGGCTTTGTCATCGCGGATCAGTTGAGCCTCTAGAGCGGCTTCACGGATGGCTTCGGGGGTCAGATCGCCTTCGTAGCCTTTCACGAAATACTTTGCCATCGGGGAGGACGGATCTACTCCGGCCTTCACGAAAGCGAGTTCCCGTGCGGCTGCCGAGGCTTCTGAGGCTTTAGCCTTCAGTTCGGCGTTCTCTGCTTCGAGTTGCTTCATCCTGTCGCGCAACGGGTTGCGGCCAGAATCCTGCTCGTCGTATTCGAGGTCGTTGTCCAAGTTGTACACTCCTTCGCCCAACCATCGACCGGAGGCAGTCGGTGGTGCTGCTATGTCTCCCATTGCTGGGGTTCCTGCCCACGCTGGGCATCGGCATAACTATACCATGCCGTGAATCGTTATGTGGAGCAGGAGGGAATCGAACCCTCGTACCGTGACGTTCCGCGTGCGGCTTTCATCACGGGCTAAACCAGTTCTGCCCCTTACTGTAGGCCGGTGATCTGTGCGCCCTGACCAGCGAACTGGCCCCCAGTTTCGAACTGTGCTTGCCGACTACGGGCACGTTGACGCAACCGTTGCTGTGCCGCAGCGTTCGTGCCGAACACGGCACCAACCTGTTCTTCTTGAGTGAACCCACGTTCACCGGTCTGAGCTTCACCAGTCGTTGTCTGGAACAACTCGCCGCTCGTACCGATAACACCGAACCCTGCCTGCGCCTGTTCCTGTGTGACACCTGCCCGAGCCAACTGTTCAGCCATGCCAGCCTCAATTTGTATGCCAGCCTGACGGGCCTCGCCAGCGATCTCTGCTGAACGTGCCTGCCGAAGCAACAACGGTGTCGCCTTCTCAGGATCAAGGAAATATGCGGCAAGATCACCGTCACCCAATCCGTACAATCGTCGCATCTCAGAAATCACTTCTGGGTCGGCGTTAGCAATAGCTTCATAGCCCTGGTTGACTCGTTCTGCGACCTCTGCGATGGACACGTCGTTGGAGATCAACATGTCGGTCACTTCTTTGTCGGTGTAGAACCCTGCTGGTAGCCCGCTGTTGCGGAACAGGTTGCGATACTGGTTTTCGAGTGCCAAGTATTCGCCTTCTGACAGGGCGTTCAGTCCTGCGTTTCGGCGTGCGTCGTTCCCAGAGAACCGTTGCTGGTATTCGGGGCGTTCCCGTATCCGACCGACAAGAATGTTTTCGTCAAAAATGTTTTGTTTGAACACCATGTCGTTGACGAAATCTCGGAGGGTTCCGAGGCCGTACCGGGTCAATGTTTCTTCAATGATGTCACGCGCCGAAATTTGTTGCGTCAGATCGGCACCGAAGTTGCTGATCGTCCCTCCGGCGTAGCCAGTAAAAATGGATTCGGTCATGCTCATTGTCAGATTCTCCCAAACATGTTGGCAATCTTGTCAGCCACCTCATACGCCCGAGACTGCGCCTGCGAAGTGAACTCGTAACCAAACGAATCCGTTGTCCGCAAATAATTCCCCCACTCTTGCAAGTTCATCATCCGCTGCTCACCAGTTTTCGTGTCAGGCATATAGGTCACCGCCTGAACCCATTCCGGTGACATCATGTCAATCGAATTCGGGTCACGGTCCAACACCTGCGCGGCCATTGTCAGATAATTCGAAGTCGCATCCTCAAACGTGCGACCGGCATCAAACTGTTCGACCAACGGCGGATACAACGACTTCGCAATCGTCATCGCATAATCTTGGAACGAATCCAAAGTTTCATCACCGACAGCGATCCGGTTCACGAACGAATTGAACGTAGTCGAGTCCAACGCGACACCGTATCGGCGGGCCAACTGGCGAACAGATTGCCCGTAATAGCCTTCACGGAGCTGTGTCGCCCCGGCTGATCCTGCTTCGGTCGCGGCCATACCAATCGAGTTGATGATCTGTTGTTCACCGAATTTGCCTCGCAACGAATCCAACGCCAACTTTTGTGCTGTTTCATCTGACAGCCGGATACCGAAGTTGAGTGCCTGCGTTGAAATGTTGATGGCCTGCTCGTCAACCATTGCTTGGTAGGAGGCAGGGTCGGCAGCAGACTTGGTGTCCCAAACGCGAGCAGAATCGCTAGTCGTCTTGTACCAATTCGTTTTCCTGAGTTCGGCTTGGAATTTGGCATCGGACCAGGCAGGCGGTCCAAGAGAGCGACGCAACAGATCAGCAATTTCGGGAATATTTTTTACTATGGCGTAGTACTCGGGGTACATTTCGGCTGCGGCGGCTTCCCAGTCTTTCGGGATACCGGTATCAACTGGTTCCTGATCGGCGGGTGCCGTGACTATGCCATCAGTCGTGACATCAGTCGTGACACGACTGGCGGGACGATTGGCGATGGTAGCAGGCAAAATGACTTCCGAAACCAGTTTGCCAATACCAGGAATCTCCGTAACCCCATCGGCCAACGGCACATACGGACCGGCAGAAGAAGACTCAATCACCTGCTGAATCTGGGCAGACGACATGCGTGACAACTCGCTCGGTTCAATACTTGCAGCACCAGAAACATACTGGGCGACCTGTGCCGGTGTAACCGAAACGCTCGACGGGTTCGAAGGTCGAGGAACAATCCCGCGAGCCTCATCCCTCGTCAACATCTCAACAGTAGACGTAACAGGGTTGTAGTAAGGGCGACGCTGATTCTCCAACGTAGAACCACTACTTTTAGCATCAGCAATCGCCTGCTGAACATTGGCTCGAACAGGACCAGAATTATTCGCCAACAAACCGTTGCCAGTCAAATCTTCCAACGTGACCATCTGGCCGTTGACAAAACCTTCCAAAACCTTTTTCGATGACGCAGTAACACCGGCAGGCAACATGATATTCTGCCACTTACCGACACGCCGCAACGTGTTCACATACTCCCGTGCGCCAGCATTCAAAAATGGCAACACAGCTGTAAGCAACACGTCCGCAGACAACGCTGTTGTCGGTTCCTGATACGGGGTGGGTTCAACAACCTTTGCGTTTGGATTTGACGTAGTTGAAGTAGGAGCGGTGCCTGTTCTGTCTCCTTGTGCCGAACCGGAACCGGGGACACGACCCGAAGAATACGGTTCCGTGCCGCCCATGCCTCCTTGTGCCGAACCGGAACCGGGGACACGACCCGACTGGTAACCGGGCGAAGAAGGGCTGGGCGCAACATTCGCGCCCCCCCCCGCCC